AATAGCGCGGTTAGGACCGCCTCGCCGAGTAGGTCAACGTTTTCGACGAGCACCTCCGCGGAAGCGCCCGTCTCGAGGCAATCGATCGCGATCTCGTGAGTGACTCGGAACGTCGGATCGGCTTTCCCGTAGGCGACGCGACGCGTTGACGGCGTGACGACGACGATCGCCGGAAGTCCTGCGTCGGGAATCGGTGCGATCTTGGAGTCGTAGATCCGCCCGGCCGGCACGATCGCCGTAACGGCCGCGGACGCTTGGAGGCGCTCGACGAGATCCTGGCGGATCGTGCGCCGGCTCAAATCGACTCCGAGAGGATGAGCCGAGCGCCGCCCAAGCCGTCTGGCTCGACGGCCTCGACGACGTAGTCGAGCCCGTCCGCGGTGAGCTCGTCGCCGACGACGGGCATAAAGCTGATCGCGGAAAGGCGGACGTCGACCACGGGTGATCGGTTGGCAAGCTGCACTTGCGCCGGCCCGAGATCGACGGCCGCGAAGTCGCGGTCAAAAACTGCGTGGAAAGTCGAGACCCCGCCGACCGATCGCGTATAGGTGATCGACGTCTTGAACGTCTGTTCGACCGCCACGTTTGCCAGATCGGCGAGATCCCAAGCCATCGACCGCGTCCTCGAGCCGGATTAGGCCGGCGTCACCACGTAGGTTCCGGTAATCACGAGTTCGCCGGCCGTGATCGCGGCGACCGCCACAACGGCCGTGAGGCGCCGCCGCGCCGTCATGCGCGGCGAGGGCGCCGCGTGCGTCGTGTCGCTCTGACGGAAGCCCGCATCCCACGGATTCGAGGCGTCCGAGATCGCGATCGCCGCGTCGATGCCGGACGCGTCATCGGTCGGCCAGCCGATCGCGATCGTCGCCGAGTCCGACGCGCCGTCCGTGAACGTCGCCGTCGTGTTGATGTTCGCCTGAATCACGCGGGCGCCGATCGGGAACTCCGGCCCGAAGGCGTGCGACCCGATCGCGAGACCTGCGGAGGCGTCGAGCACCGCGACGAAGTCGTGAAAGACCGCGCCCGCTTCACCGTCGAGGATCACGTCGGCCGTGTTGTCTCCGGCCGCGAGGTCCGCCGCGAAGTTGCCGATCCGCGGCCCGTAGGCCTTGGCGCACACGTCACCCGTGGTCGACGGATCGAAGTAGGCGTGATCACCTCGCTCCGCGGTGAGGCCGGCGACCACGGGAAGCGTGAAACGCCCCTTGCGCACCAGGGCGACGAGCTCGCCGACGGCCGCGTCCTTCTGCGCGACGCCGTAGAGGCCGTTCCCGATGTCGTAGAGGCGGCCGGAGACCATCGTCTCGCCGGCCGTCACGGAGAGGATGTCTCCGCTTTGCGTGTAGTTGTCCATTGTGGAGATCCTCCGGCGCCGCCGGTCGTGAGTGTTGAGATCGTGGAGGTCCGGCGAGCTCGCGCCCGCCGGTGCCGATTAGCCCGCGTTCTTGACCATGCCGCGGTGATCGATCGCCGCGGCCCCGAAGTCGAGGCGCGCCTTGACCTCGACGCCGTCGACTTCCCAGCCGGAACGCGTCTCGAGTTGTACGCCCTCCTCTCCGGCGAGGTAGGCGAACTCGATCGTATCGATGCGCCCCGACTCCGCCGCGAGGTACCACGCCGTCGCGCTGAAGTCGTCGAGGCGCGGCTCGACGATCGGGACGAGCGACCGAATGAACTCCGGCGTGACGTTCGCGCTCGTCGCCGGGGTCGTCTGCGCCATGAGTTGATCGACCGTCGTCTCGAGCGCCGCCGGCACGATCAGGTATCTCCCTTGCAGATTCAGAAGGCGCGACGCGTCCAGATCGGTCTGGCGCCGCATCATCTTCCGTGCCTCGCCGAGCGTCGTCACGGAAGGCGCGCCCGGCGTCCCCAAGTTGGAGTGGGTCGCGTGGAACAGCGCGACGCCGTCCGCGAGCGCAGCGTTGTTCCCGAGCACGCCGTAGACGGTGTCACTCTCGAGGTCGGCCGCCGCGGCGCCGTAGATGAAGGGCACACGCGAGAAGGCGTCGAGGTCATCGTTGATGAGGACTTGACGGGTGATCGCGACGATCTTCCCGTAGGTCTTGATCGCGTAGGACTCGCGCGCCTCGTGAGTCGTGCCGCGCGTGAACTCGCCGCCCTCCGGCACTTGAGCCAGGGCGAGGCCGCCCGAAAGCTGAACGCGCTTGATGCTCTTGAAGTCCGAAGCCGAGACGCGACGCGCCCAGGGGAGGAACGTCCGCGGAGCGCCCTCGTAGCCCATGCGTAGCGACTTGCTCGCCACGTCCGCGAGCACGAGAGGAAAGTCGCTCGTCGAGTGCATCCCGCCCGCGCGAGCGTGCGACACCTCCGAGCGACGGAGGGCGAGCTCCGCGATCTGCGATCGCGACATTCCACGCGTGTTGACCCCGCGGGACTGAAGCGCGTCCTCCGCGATCTGGAGGAGCGATCGCGAGGCGTAGTGCGCGACCTCCGGATCGGTGATCGTGAACTTGGCCGGATGCGCCCGCGCCATGAGTCCTTGAACGACGGCCGCGCCGCGCTTTTCGGACTCCTCGACGCCGAGCTCCGCGCCGCGCGCCGAGCGCGTCACGGTCGCGTCATCGCGCTCCGCCGCACGACGGAGGATCGCGTCGCGCGCCGCGCTCGCGGTCATCGAAGGCGAGCGAAGCGCCTCCGCGACGACGGCGTCCGACTCGTCGAGCTTGACCAGCCGAGCGGCCGTCCGGATCTCGGTCTGTCGGACGATCTCGCCCTGCGCCGCCTCGCGCCGAACGGCGTCGAGGTCGATGGTCTGACCGGCGGCCGCGCCGTCCGTGCCCTTGGGATCTTGCATGTTCTCGCCTCTCTCGTGAGTCGTTACCGTTGCCTGAAGCTGCGACACGTAGGCCCGCGCCGCGAGTAGAGTCTCCGCGTCGCGATCGGCGCCGATCGGAACCTGCGACACCTCGAGCGGTTCCCAGTCCGTGGCGAGGAGCTCGCGCACCACGCCTTTCTTAGGGTCCGCCTTGCGCGTCTCCGTGAACGTGTGGACGTTGTAGCCCACACTGACGTTGCGGAGGATGCCGGAGCGGACGCTACGAAAGCGCCGCTCCGCGAGCGCCGTATCGTCGAAGCGGACGACGGCCTCGCCGCGTCCCGCGCGCTCGTCGAGCTTGACCGATCCCGCTTCGATGATCCCGATCACGGAATCGTTCGATCGCGAGTCGTGCGCGTCGAGGAACGGAGCCCGGCCGGAGTCGAGGAATTGCGTCCGCATCGCGCCCGGCGCGAGCGATAGCCGCTCGTCGTACTCCTCGATTGACCATCCGTCATCGGCCCAACGCCACCGGCGGACGGTCGCGCCCGTCGTGAAGACGATCGGGACGGTGCGCGCCTCCGGAGAGATCGAGTCCGTCACGATCTCCGCGCGAATCAACGCGGGACCGGGAGACGGACGAGACTTGAGAAGATCGGGCATCGTGCTATTTCCTACGGGCGCCGGCCGCCCTGTCAACGTCGACGTCGAGGAGCGCCTCGAGCCGATCGCGTGTTTTGCGTCACGCCAGATCGCGGAGACGTCGACGCGGACGGCATCGCCGACTTTCTCAATTGTCCGCGTTGTCGCCGTCGTCCGGAGGCGCCTCTCCGTCCGTCGCGTCGTCCTCGTCGTCCGCGTCGTCCGCGGGAGTGTCCTCGACGTCGTCCGCCGGAGGCGTCGCGGCCGGTGCATCGGCCGGAGGCGTCGAGCTCGCCGCGCCGGAGAGCCAGGGAAACGAGAGGCCGCGCGCCTCTATCTCGAGCTTGACCCGCTCCGCCTCGTCGAGCACGTCGAGCCAGTCCTCGCCGCGTCGCGCGAGCACCTGCGGAAGCGTCGCCGTCCCGTTGCGAAGCTCCGCCTCGTCGGCGCCGGCCTCCTTCACGCGGTCAACCTCCTCGAAGCGCGCCGCGGACCAGCGCACCGGATAGGCGTCCTCGATCGAGACGCCCGCGGGAGGCATCGGCAATTGACCGGACGCGAGCCCGGCCTCGATGAACCACCGCCAAAGTGGATCGCACGCCATAGGGATCACGACGTTCGCCCGCACCTGTCGAACCATCCGGCGAAACTCGATCAGCCCGGCACGGATCGACGAGTAGTTGACGCGCGAGAGGTCGCCGGAGAGGAGCTCATACGTTAGGCCCGTCGCCGCCGCGATGCTTTGGATCTCCGCCCGCTTGAACTCCGCATATCCGCCGACGCTCGAGGGCGAGTTGAACTCGATTTGCTTGCCGCCGCGGGCGTAGGCGATGAGGCCCGGTTCCATCGTCTCGACGATGTTACCGTTCGCGTCCGTGACTTTCGCCGCGATCCCCTCCTCCTCGAGCTCGTCGCCGTAGACGATCGCCGTCACGCACGCCTCGACCCGTTTGCGCATGATTTCCGCGTCCTCGTACGAGTCGAGATCGCGAAAGCGCCGCATCCCGGGCGTGAGCCAGGGCACACCCCGAACCTGTCCCGGCCGCGTCGGCTCGAATAGGTGCGCGATGTCTTCGGCGCCGACGCGCGAGGTGTCCTGCGAGAGTGCGCGGAGCCCGAGCGACGCCTCCCCCGGATGGTTCCGGAGGACGTGGTAGGCGACGATCCGCTCGATTGCATCGAACTCGACGCCCTGGACGATCCGCGCGCCGGAGGCGCCGAGCTCCTCCGACTTGGCCGCGTAAAGCTGATCGGCCTCAATCACCTGTACCTGAAGCGGCACCGGGATCCCGTCCTCCGGCCGGCGACGGCGACGACGGAGGAGCACCTCCCCCGACTCGAGCCAGGATCGCACCGCGAGCGACTGCAAGCCGTAGACGCCGATCGGGAGCACCGCGGAGGCTTTCGGCGCCCATCGTTTCCAAAGGGCA